ATGTCTACTTCTAAAACACTTATGGCAAAAGCCAATGTAGCATTTGAATCACCATATCCATTTGGCATTTATGACTTAGGTGAATTCCTAGCTTGTCTTAATATGTTTGATGATCCTACTCTATCATTTGATGAAGATAAAAAGTATGTGACAATCACAGATGGTATTACACAATTCAAATACTTCTTCTCTGACATCGACATTCTAACTGTTCCTACAAAAGATATTAATTTAGCGTGTAACGATATTCAATTTACTCTTACGTTAGACCAGTTAAACCAGTTGCGTAAAGCTTCTGCTACTCTTAAAACAAATCAATTAAGCATTCGTAAAAATGATAGTGCATCATTTATTGAGTGTGTTATTGTTGATAAGCAGAATCCAACTTCGAATCAATTCTCTATGAACATATCTAATTGCAGTATAAATACTTCTGCAGACTTTGATTTAGTCGTAGACATGAATAATTTTAAATTCGTTAATGCAGACTCATATGAGTTTGGTATTGACAAGAAGCTTATTGCTTCTGTAATGGCCGGCAACACACAATACTGGGTTGCTCTTGATAAAACTACAACATTTAAGGAATAATAATGGCAGATAAAAGTAAGACTGAAACCGTTGAAGCTCCAGAGGAGCCACAAATTCACACTATTAATTTAGGTGATCTTAATGCTGTAATTCGTATCATTGATGTAGTCACTAAGCGTGGTGCAATCAATGGAGACGAGTTAGCTGATGTTGGTGCAGTACGTAATAGAATTCAAGAATTCATTACAGCATCTACTCCAGCGGCAGCGCCAGCCGAAGTGACTGACGAAACTCCCGCTGAGTAAGTATGTACTTTTGACATTTGTATGGTATAATAATATCATACAAAATTATATTATGAGGTATTCGTGAAAGAAGAATTTTTATTCGTAGAAAAGTATAGACCGAAAACCATAGAGGATTGTATTCTCCCTCAAGCACTAAAAGATACATTTCAAAAAATAGTTGCAAAGGGAGAACTTCCTAACATGATGTTTACCGGTTCGGCTGGTGTAGGTAAGACTACAGTAGCCAAAGCCTTATGTAATGAATTAAATCTTGACTATATGATGATTAATGGTTCCGAAGATGGAAACATTGATACGTTACGTGGTAAGATCAAACAATTTGCAAGTACTATATCATTACAAGGTGGATTTAAAGTAGTTATTCTTGACGAGGCTGATTATCTAAATCCACAATCTACACAACCTGCTCTTCGTGGATTCATTGAAGAGTTTAGTAACAATTGTAGATTTATTCTTACTTGTAACTTTAAGAATCGTATTATTGATCCTCTCCATTCGAGATGTTCAATATATGAATTTAATATCGGAAACAAGGCAGAGATGGCCCAAGCATTTATGTCTAGGCTTCAATTTATCCTTGATTCCGAACATATTATATATGATAATGCAGTAATTGCAGAACTCATTATGAAATATATACCAGATTGGCGACGTATCATTAATGAATGTCAGCGATATGGTATGAGTGGTCATATCGATACTGGAATTCTTGTTACTCTATCTGAGTCAAGTATTGCTGAATTGATGCAAGACCTAAAGACAAAAAACTTTAAGAAGATGCGTAAATGGGTTACAAATAACATTGACGTAGAATCAGCGAAGTTATTTAGAATGGTTTATGACAATATGTCAAACTATGTTGAGCCTTCAAGTGTTCCACAATTAGTGCTTATACTTGCTGACTATTCATATAAAGATAGTTTTGTTGCAGATCATGAATTAAACGTAGTGGCATGTATGACTGAGATCATGTCCCAAATTAAATTTAAATAGGAGATATAATGTTATCACAACTTGCAGACTACGCAACAATTATATTGGCTTTAGCAATGATTAATGTTGTGTGGCAATTAGAAAAAGCTGCAACAATACTTAAGGCTATGAATGCCGTTATCCGGGAGCAAATTGATGGAGAATAAAATAAATATTAGTGGCAATAATCTTTACGAAGATCTAAAAGATTTCTTACGCTCTGAAATTATTGAAGTACACTTTACTAAAAAGAATGGTGAAGACCGTATAATGAAATGTACACTTATGGCTAATCATATCCCTGATGATATGAAACCAAAGAATATTGGTAATCCGCCAGACGAAGAGAATCAAAGTTATATGAATGTCTTTGATATTGAAGCTAAAGGATGGAGATCATTTATCCTTGACAGTGTTAAATATGTAAAGACTAACCTATGACGAATGAAAATAAAGTAATAGATTTCTTTACTGGTAAACCATACTCTCAAGAGAAATTCGAGAGACATCCAAGCTCTGGATTTGTATTGGCCGATAGAGTTGTTGAAGAGATTACTAAACTTAATATTAACCCATTAGTTATCGACGCTGGTTGTGGTATTAATCCATTCAAAAATATGTTTGATAACATTATTGGATTTGATGCAGCGCCATATCCTGAAGCAGATTTTCAAGCAACATTCCATCAAGCACATCACATATTCAATAGAGAATTTGCTGATGTTGTCTTTGCATTAGGATCATGTAACTTCGGTACAATGGAAGAGAATCTATATTATTTTGATTACTTTATGCAATGGCTAAAACCTGGTGGATTATGTGCAGTAAGAGTTCACATTGATAGAAAACCAGAAGCACATCACGATGGCATAACTTATGTACCATGGACAATAGACACAGCAGATAAATGTGCACATGAATGGTTTAAGAATTATTTTGATGTAGTAGAAATGCATATTGAAACAATGACTAAACCGCCTTACTCTAAATTAGCAGTATGGATATGGAAGAAGAAAAAACATATTGGAGCATCACGTTGAATCCATTCGCTTTAATCACATCAATATCAAATTCAAAGATTGATATACTCGAGAATGAGAAAGATTATAATGCCTTTATGGTAAATCGTGGTCTTTCTTATTTTCCTGATACTGTTATATACGCCAATGAAATGAACAAATTCCATCACTTAGATAGCCGCCTCCAGTTCGACTTTCTTATAAATATTGTAAGGAAACGAAATCGATTTTCTAAGTGGAACAAAAATGTAGAAAGTGAGAATCTACAAATTGTAAAAGAATATTATGGCTATAGCAATGAGAAGGCTCGTGATATACTTCCGCTTTTAAGTAATGAACACTTAAATATTATTAGAGGAAGAATACAGCATGGCGGACAACAAAGATAATTTAGTTAATTGGTCACCGGAGATGATGCTAGAAGTTAGATTAGCTGAACCCGATGACTTTTTAAAAATCAGAGAAACACTAACACGTATGGGAGTAGCATCCAAACGTGACTCTCAATTATTTCAATCATGTCATATCCTTCATAAGCAAGGACGATATTTCATAACTCATTTTAAAGAGTTATTCTTATTAGATGGTAAGCCATCAAATCTTACAGAAAATGATATCCAAAGACGTAATACAATTGTTACACTTATGTCTGATTGGGGATTATTAGAAACTGTTAAACCTATTGGAGAAACTGCTCCATTAAATCAAATTAAAATAATATCACACAAGGAAAAAGGAGATTGGGAACTTTGTCCCAAATATAATATTGGAATAAAATAATGAGAATGATGACTTATCAATACTCTGATGGAGATATTGATTTACACTATGATTATATATTTGTACAACGTTGTCCAGAGATATTTGTTAAAGGTCTTTCAGGACTTCAAATAGTAGATAATATAAAATGGGTACCATGCTATCATAGTAATGGTATTTGTACAATTCAACCCCATTCAAGCTATCATATAGAAACTTTCGAAATGAAAGACTTTGTTATAGAAGCCAATAAAAGTCAAGGTAAGCAATATCAAATTCTTTATTTACCCAATAAAGTAAAAATAATTAATGCTAGTATATCTTATGAAGATGATGATGTTAGTAAAAATATATATTTAAGCCAAACAAAGGAAGTATTAGATTTGATTGATGATAATACTCTTTTAGTTGCTGACTTACATTATGAAGATATTTTTTTACCCGAAGAAGTAAAGTTAGAACCTAGAGGTTTAATAAATCATGCAAGCAATATAAATTCATTTCAATGTCCACCTCAAAATGGTGGTCAATTGATTAGTTTACAAAAAATTATAACTACAAAAAATAGCAATATTAATGTATCTAATGTAAGATGTAACGTACAAGATATTCCGTATGGTCACTCTCCATTAGAATTTGAAATTTAAATATGATTACACATTTGTTATTAGGGACTTTATTCGGTCTCATTATTGGATTATTACCCGCAGCTGGAGCTACGACAGGTCTTGTCATTCTATTTGGCTTCATGCATTTATTCCCAGATCCTTATCTTGGTGTTGTCTTTTGTATGGCAGCAGTCGCAGCATCTACTACAGGCGATACATACTCAGGTGTTTTATTAGGAATTCCTGGTGCAAACTCATCCGCTGCTACAATGGTAGATGGTTATCCATTAGCTAAACAAGGCAAAGCAACATATGCTTTAACTGCAGCAATCACAACAAGTACTGTTAACGGTCTCTTATGGGGAACACTTACGTTTGCTTTACTTCCTTGGTATATGCAACTTATGATGATCTTTGGAGTACCTGAACTATGGGCATTTACGATGTTAGCTCTTGCTTGTGTAGGATTTGTTAGTAATAGATTTTGGATAAGAAGTATAATTGCAATAATACTCGGTTTATTTTTAGGTATGATAGGAGTAGACCCTATTACAAATGCTGATCGTTGGACATTTGGTTGGGATTACTTAGCAGATGGTATTCAGATTATGCCAATGGTAGCTGGTCTATTTGCTATACCTGAGATCTTAGATGGACTAAAACAAGGTAAAGCCACAACACAACCCCATGATACATCAGGACAAACATGGGATGGAATTAAAGCAACATGGAAATATAAATGGGATGCATTAAGAGGTGGTGCAATAGGTGCATTTATAGGATTCTTGCCAGGCATTGGTGGCGGTGTTGCTGATTGGATGGCATATGGTTCAACGTTAGCCACCCATCCTAATGAAGAATTTGGTAAAGGTAATATACGTGGAGTAATTGGACCAGAAGGATCTAACAATGCTCAGAAAGCAACGAGTATGATTCCAACAGTTTTATTCGGAATTCCTGGTGCTTCATTTGCAGCAGTACTCATAGCTTTGTTTATGTATTTAGGATTTGAATTAGGCACAGTTGATTTAGCTTATGATTTAAGATTTTTTGACAGCCTTACATATGGATTTATGTGGGGTACGGTATTAGTTGCAGCAATATGTATAACTTTAAATAAGTATATTTGTCGCATATCTTATGTACCATATAAATACTATTTTCCATTACTTGTGGGATTTGTTGTTTGGGCATGTGCTCAATACACAGGAGGATGGGAAGATTATATGATCCTTGCACTTTGCTCAGTTCTGGGTGTTGTCGGTAAAGCATATAAATATAGTAGACCAGCCATGTTAATGGCGTTTATATTAAGTTATAAGGTTGAAACATTGACTATTCAAATGAGTTCTTTATACACATGGGATACTCTGATGACTAGGCCAATATTTTTAGGACTAATAATATGTATTGTATTATTATTTGGATTATCATTAAAGAAAAATAAATTGGAGTATTCATGAAAAAACTACTAGCATTATGCCTACTAGCATTTACAACAACAGCAATTGCTGATTATACCTTTGTTGTCCCACAGAAACCTGGTGGTGGTACAAGTGTATGGACACAAATTGTAGCTGAACAACTAGAACCTTTTTTAGGAGAGAAGATAGTTATATTGCATCAGCCTGGAGCAAGAGATATTCCTGGTTTTAATACTTGGCATAACGATATGAGAGATGATGATAAAGTCGTTATGGTATCTCACGGTGGTAATGGTGTTGCATTCCTACAAGAGAATGTAGACTATAACTATGGTGACTATGAATCAATTGGCCTTATGAATTTAAATATTATTGCCGGTAAACGTATTGGTGCTGATATGGAATTCCCTAAATTTGCTGCAGGATCTGGTCAAACACCAGAAGCTTGGGCAATGACCATGTTAATATGTGGTCCGGACAAGACTATGGCATATTATGTTGCCTGCTTTAAAGAGCATGTAACTTGGGTAAGCGGTATGTCTGGTGGAGAACGTAGACTTGCATTTAAACGTGGAGAGTTAACTGGCACAAGAGAGAATCCAGCGGCATATAAGAAACACGTGGCTGGAGATGACAACGCTGAAATGTGGTTCCATCATGGTATACTACAAGCAGATGGATCTCATGCCGATGATCCTAACCACCCAGGATTTCAATTCGAAATATTATTTGAAGAGAAATATGGTGTAGCACCTTCTGGAGAATTCTATGATGCTTATAAACTTGTGAAGTCATTTCGTGATGGTATGCAAAAAGCATTATGGGTAAACAAAGGTAATCCAAATGCATTCGAATTACAAAATGCATTAACTAAAATGAGTCAAGATCCTGATGCTGTTGCAGCTATTCAAAAGAAAGTTGGTCAATATGACTGGCTTATTGGAGCAGATGGCAATAACCATCGTGATACACTTATGACATTTATTACTGAAGAAGCTTTGCAAAACCTTGTATGGTTTAATATAGAAGCTTTAGGTTTAGCAAGTGTATATAAGGAAGATTTAGTGAAGTGAAAAATTGGATCTTTGTCACAGGAGCTCCTGGCTCTCGCTGGAGTGGTGTTGGTCAAGAGGTAAGATGGAATCATCATGCTGATATTACCGATTATGTGGCAGAGAAAGAATACAAACATGGGGAATTCAGTGGTCATAAGGGAAACTATTATGGCCCTGGAATGTTAAACGGAACATGGTTAGATAAAGAATTAGGTACAAAAGAACAATGGATTGATGAGATTAATAATAGCTTTTCAGGACCAGAAGATCAGGTCAAGGTGCTTATGTCTCATCACTTCGCATATTATCTAGAAGAGATAATGGAAGTATTTCCAGAAAGTCAGATCATTGCGTGTGTACGTGATTGTGATGATTGTATGGAATGGTGGAAGAAAGCTGGTGGATGGGATATAACCTATCCTAGTTATGAATGGTATAGAGATGACATTAAGATGAAACATGATATATACTATCAGAATAAAGCTATTCGCCAGTGGGTTCATAAATATGATGTAAAAGAAAATCATAATTTAGGCTCACAAAAACATAAAGACCTAAAGGTTTTTGTGTATAAATAAGTATGAATATGCCGAAAGGGTATTCGTTTTTTAACCTTGCTATATATAGGAGGTCAATATGACAAACTTAGCATTTACAAACTTCCCAAGGGATACATTCTTGGGATTCGATCAACTTTTTAACACATTACAAAATACTACATTCGAGGCCGGTCGTGGTCAAGGATATCCCCCGTATAATGTAATTAAAAGGGATGATGGTCACTTTCTAATTGAAATCGCTGTTGCAGGATTTAGGAAAGAAGACATTGATTTAACACTTGAGAAAGGTGTTTTAACAATTGCCGGTAAGAAACAATCTGGTACAGATGTACGAGAGTATGCTCACCGCGGTATTTCTCAAAGAGCGTTTGAGCGTTCATTTACTTTAGCTGACACACTCAAAGTTGTTGGTGCCGATATTGTAGATGGAATGCTTGTAGTTATTTTGGAGAACAATATTCCAGAAGAAGACAAGCCTCAAACTATTAATTTAGGTGACCTGCCGAAATCAGCGAAGAAGTTGTTACTAGGCTAAATACTAAGGAGCACATGGCATATTCAGAAAAAGTTTTAGATCATTACAACAATCCACGCAATGTGGGTAAGATGGATATGAAAGACCCGAATGTGGGAACTGGTATGGTAGGTGCTCCTGCTTGTGGCGATGTTATGAAATTACAGATACGTGTAGAAGATGACGTAGTCACAGATGCAAAATTTAAAACATATGGGTGCGGATCAGCGATTGCTTCAAGCTCATTGTTAACCGAGTGGGTTAAGGGTAAAACAATACATCAAGTAGAAGAAATTAAAAATACTGAAATTGTTGAAGAACTTAATCTGCCTCCAGTGAAAATACATTGTAGCGTATTGGCAGAAGATGCAATCAAAAGCGCAATTGAAGATTATATGAACAAACAACCAAAACAACACAGGTAAATTATGGAAAAATTATTAAATAGATTAATCCGATTAACTTCGGGCGAAGAGATATTATGTGGTATAGGTGAGATGAATGAAAAAACAACAACCGTCTTTAATCCAGTGCTTCTAATTCCAGAACCAGGATCAACTGGTCGAATCGGATTCATGCCTTACTTAGGCTATAGCGAATTAAAAGATGGTCTCGTTATTAAAGAAGAGCATATCATGTTTATTGTTGAACCTGAAGAGGCAATGGCAAAACGATATAAAGATATGATAGATGGTACAATCGAAATCATACAAGCACAACCAGAATTAATGCTTTAATATGAATCTTAACATTGAACATTATGTCCATAAGGACATATGGATTAATGATAGCCTTTGTGATGAAATAGTAACCACGTTAAATAAAGAAGATACGTGGTTACCATTCCCTAAAGATGTAGTTAATGCATATCCTGATGCACCACGAAAACAAGATGGCATTGCTGGTTCAACATTAAGTATTGACTGGGAACAGTTCATAGGTGATCCTGATATTCCTGAACAAGATCGTAATTATGGTTTATGTCATATGCAAAATCAAGATCTATTGCTCACGCTGCGTGAAAGAATCCAAGCTGGATTAGAGCATTATGTTCATGAGTATTTAGAAGATATAAAATGGTATGATTATTTTAGAGGATTTACTGATCCTAAATTTATGAAATACGAGGAAACACACGACATGATGGAACACTGCGATCATGTAGGTAATGCTGTAGGTGGTAAAGGTATTCCAACAGTTTCTATTGTTGGCAATTTAGGTGATGACTTCGAAGGTGGAGCATTAAGATTTTGGGGTACTAAAGATTACTATTTTAAGAAAGGAGAGATTATGTTTTTCCCTAGTAACTTTTTATACCCTCATCGAGTTCGTAAAGTAACAAAGGGTTTAAGGTATTCTTTTGTAAGTTGGGTTTGGTAAATTATTAATAAACAAGTATGTACATCTAGCTTGATTCGTGTTATAATACACCCATGAATCAATCTTTTTACACGTCAGCCTTTCGACACGGGAAGGTCATCAAGTATTTGGGCTACGAGGATGGCAAGAAAGTTTCTTTCACTGTCCCGTATCGCCCTACTCTATTCGTTACAAGCAAACAAAACAATGCTCATGATTGGCATGCCTTAGATGGTACTCCGGTAGAACCTATAGTATTCGGTTCTATGGGTGAAGCTACCGACTTTATTAAGTCTTATGCAGACGTACCTAACTTTAAAATCTATGGCAACACCAACTATGTGTCACAATATCTTAATGATGAATTCCCTGGTGTAATCAAATGGGATCGTAACACAATCAATGTTACCTCAATCGATATTGAGACAAAGTTCGGTGATGGTTTCCCTGATCCTAAAGAAGCTGATCAGGAAGTAACAGCAATCACAATGAAAAATAACATCGATGATACTTATTACACATTTGGTTGTGGCGAGTATGATGTAGATAATTCTATCATGCAAACCAATTCCGTGATCTATGTCAAGTGTGCAGACGAGAGAGAACTATTACACAAATTTGTATATCATTGGTCTAAGACTTCCCCTGATATCGTTACAGGTTGGAACTGTGAATTCTTTGATATACCGTATCTCATTAACCGTATAAGACGTATCTTTGACAATGGTCGTGAGAAGTTCTTATCTCCTTGGCGTATGATTGATGAGCGTGAGACTCATACAGGTTATAATCAAACCGCAGTTAAATATGAAATCAAAGGTGTAGCCATCTTAGATTACATGGCAATATTCAAGAAGTTTGGTTATTCATATGGTCCACAAGAATCATACAAGTTAGATCATATTGCAAATGTAGTTCTCGGTGAGAAGAAGCTTGACTTCGGTGAAGCATCTGACCT